CTTAAGAAATTATCCATATTAATATTAGCAGTATCTGATTTTGATGAATAATATATATTTTGGTATCCTCTATCAATAACTGTCTGTACTGTATCCCATCCTATATTAGCATTTTCAACTACTAATAAAGCATTATTATATTCAGTAGCTAACGCTACCAACATATGACCATAATCTCTAGTTCCCACCTGTCCTTTATATTCTGCTACTTGTTTTGCTTGTTCTATATCAATAACATGACATGCTGAGTAGTCTTTTCCATCTCCTCTTGCTACGTCAGCTACAACTATATATTGTTTATTATAATCTGGATATTCCCAACGCCATAAGTTACCATCAAATCCTCCTTTAGCAATAGGATCTGCCTGATATGTTTGAATATACCAATTTAGAATATCTGGTTCAACTACTGAATCTCCTGATGTGCTAAAATCACAATCACACTCTTGAGCGGCGTTACGAGGTCCTAAAATAGCATCTTGTTCATCTCTCCATTTCTGAGATCGTTCAGGATGTACTGTCCAAGGTAATTTTATAGATACAAATCCATTTTTTCCTTCTTCTCCACCAATAAATGTTCTATGAAACCAATTACCTGTACCAAATGGAGTTGATATAGCGATACATTGACCTCCAGTAGCTAAGGTTTGTTGAGCAGAAGCGAATATCTCATCTATACCTTCAATAAAAGCAGCCTCATCTAATAATAATAATGATACAGCTTCAGATCTACCGGCATCACCAGTTGCACCAATTGCTTTTATCTGAGATCCATTTGAAAGTTTTAAACTTAATTTGTTATTTTCTGTAGCTTTTAATTGTAACCAGGTAGGTAGATTATCATAAGCAAATTTTACTTTTGTAACCATATTTTTAGCAGTTTCCTGCTTTGTAGCGATACAAAGTATATTTTTATCCTTATTAAATAACATTAACCATAATGAATAAGCTGATGATAAGGTAGATATACCTAATTGTCTTGACTTATTTACTATATTATATTTATTTTTTTTAAATTGATGTAATACACCTTCTTGAAATGGAAATAAATTAAATTGAATACGACCACGTTGAGGATGTTGTATCCAATAATATTTTTTCATGAAATAAACAGGATCTTGAGCGCACTTAACAAATTCTTGTTTTATTATTTCCTTTATATTTTGTTGATCACTCATGTAATTATTTGTATATAAATATATAAAAAATCAATAAAAAAAGCCCTCAATTAAGAGGGCTTTAGTCATAAATAAATGTAAAATAAATTACGCTGTTTTATTCTTAATAACTGACCAAACAGCACCAACTGCTGTCATTACAGCGCCAATTACTTCTTGAGTTACAGCTTCTGTAGTAATTCCTTTGATCACTAATACACCACCAACAAATGTTAATGTGTGACGAATAATACCTAAAATTTGTTCTTTGTTCATGTTTGTAAGTTTTTTGGTTACATGTATAAATATATGAAAAAGACAAAAAAACTCAGCCTTACGGGGCTGAGTTATGCACCTATGGTCTAGATAGGCAGTCCTAGGGTAGCAGGACGATTATTTTAATCTTATTTTAATAGTTTTATTTTCTCTTCTAAGCATAGCATTCCTAGACATATCCCCCATTCGAGATGATAAATTATTATCTTTATCTGTAGGTTCCTTATGATCACTATGACCGTGAGATGCTTCCCAATCTTTTATTTTAGCCTCATCTCCTTTATATATCTCCATATTCCTTTACCTAGATTAAATATTTCAGCTCCCTTACCTATAAAACTACCAATAGCTAAAATAAATAAAATCCATGATGAAATAGAAGGAAATAAAGCTATACCTATAGATAAAAATATAATAGTTACAATTAATGATCCCGCTAAACCAGCTATTTTTTGTGATTTTTCACCTCCACCCCATCCTTTAGTTATAAGACTAAAGAATTTTGACATTACTTTAGCTGGATACCCTGTGGCTGTTTTGATTTTATCTGTTATATTTTTTAATTTTTGTTTTAATTGATCTTCATTAACTTTCTTATGAGTTATTTTTTCAATACCTGCAGCTAAAGTATGTAAAAAGGCAGCATTTCCTAAAAGTAAACCTACACCTTCAAGAGCATGAGCCGCTGATGATTCTTCTAATTTATATCCTCTACCTTCTTTAATTTTTTGTTTTACAGATTCAACATCATCAGCTTTTACTTGATCAAGTTTTCCACCAGCATCTAATAAAGCATCAAGCATAGCAGCTTGTACTTCTATATTTGTTACATCTTCACCATCTTTTTTAAGATCTTGAGATAATTTACTTATTTTATTTATAATTTCTCCTTCAGATCCTTCAGTTAGTAAAGATAATATAAATTTAGTATTATTTTCAAGTAACAAATCTGTTAATTTAATGTTTTTATTCATAATAATAAATATATTATTTTTTAATGTAGATATAAGTTATAAATCCAGTAAACAAAATTGATATTATTCTAGTGAATGTTAATTTTGCTTTTAATGTTTTATTTTGTTTACGCAATTCATTAACCCATTGTCCTTGTAATTCAAATTTTTGTTCTTGATTAATAATTACTTGTTTATAAACATTTTCTTTCTTAACATAATCTGATATAATACTATCTTTTAATATCACTTTATTTTCAGTTAATATAAGTTGATTTACAGTTAATTCATGTACTGCTTTCACACTGTCGCATATAGTTAAATCTTTAGCTATTTGACGAGCAGCAGGTACTGGTATTTTAATAGTATCTTGAGATTTACTAGTTGTAGTTAATACTAATAATAAAATTGTTAATAATTGTCTCATATTTTTGCTAATTGAAAGTGCATACCATCTTTTCTTTTCCATGTTCCGCCCCATTCAAATCCATTATCTGTAAAACATTTTACAAATCCTGGAGTTAATTTAGGAGTCATATTTAATCCATTCTCAAACGCGTTAAGATCTACAGCTATCCCCCAACTATGAAGAGACATAGAACCTAATCCTCTTTTCTTTCTAATATTAAAACAACCATCCCATGTCTTTAATTCACTAACATGTCCTGTTGTTATAAGAGCTTGAAAAGCTTTAGATAATGGATCAACCATATCTCTATTACAATAGATTTTTTTAGGTATAATACCTATTTCTAAATTTGCTGGAACATCCCATATAACCAACGCTGATTGTTTATTAGGATCTCCGTATTTCTTTAGTGCTTGTGCTGATGTTACCATAAATTAATAATTATATCTTGATTTAAAAAATGAGTCTATTTGTCCAGCGCTGTAATGATTAGTTCGTTCAATTATATCGTGATGGTATTCTTTAATAATAATTGTTTTGTTTTTAATATTGCTAATTTGAGTATCAATTTGATCAATTTTAGACTCATAAATACTAATAGTACTATCCATATGTTTTTGAGATTCTATTAGTTTTTTATTCACCACTGTTAATGAATCAATAGATGCTTTTAAATCAACAGGTATTTGGGATTTACGAGTTGCTAATAATATAATACCATATAATAACACTAAAGATCCTATAATAATTAAAATAGTCTTATAGCTCTTCTTCACCGTCAATATCGATTGGTTCATCATCAATTCCAAGTTTTTTAAGTTCATCATCATCATTTGTTTTTCTACGTTTAGAACCAATAGCTGGTAATGTTGGTTCTTCTAAAGATTTAAGGACCATTTTCATAGCTCCTTTAGTATTAGTAGCTCCAAATTTATATCTATCAAGATCATTTAATACTTTAACATAAACATTATAATCTTCATCTCTTAAATCTTTAAGTTTATCTACTAATTTTTGTATTAGATCTGGTATGCTAATTCTGGCTGCTTCTTTAGATTTAGCTTGAGCTGATTTAAAATCAGCACTTGACATTCCTCCGTCTTCAGCTTCTTTAATTTTACCAGTTTTAATAGTTGACTGTGAATATTGTTTAATAATTTTAGCAATTAAGTCAGCGTTATCAACAAACCAACTACCTGCTTTAGAGCCAGCTGATGTCATTGGTGTTGATTTAATTTTAGCAATATCAGCTGGTGTTGGTTCATCTTCATTACTAATACTACCTTTAGATTTGCCTCTCATTTTAGATTTACCTATAAATAAATCTTCAGCGTCTGATGGATACTTAAATACATCATCATCTCCTGGTTCTTCATCAGCAGCTGCTGATGGTTTAACTGAAGTGCCTTTTAATAATTGATTTCTGATATCTGGAGTAAATGACCAGTTGATACCTGGTGCTGAATTTTTTTCAATATCGCTTTTAAGTAATTCTACTTCCATTGGATCAATACCTTGTTCTTCTCCTTTCTTAATAAAATAATTAATTACTTGCTGTTTTCTATCTGTCTTAAATTTAGAAGGATCAGCGATTCTATCTTCTATTTGTGGAAAGTCCGAGTTAAGTTTGTACATCTCTTTAGCGGGACGTGCCATTTCTTTTACCGGTACTTTAATTTTAAGTTTTGCTTCAGTAATATACTTTCTTAAATCAAAATTGTCTGCCATGTTTTTGTTTTATGTTAATAAATATTTTATTTTAATGTGTTTAATACAGTCTCTACACGATCTTCAGTTGGTCCATGTAGTATTACTAATTGTTTTGGTGGATATAATGTTAATAAGCGTAATATTTCTTGATTAATATCAGCTCTATATTCAAGATTTGTTTCTCTAACACCATTATCTTCCATTTCTACACCAACTGGTTCAATATAAAATACAACATCATATTGATCTTTTAACATCATTGCTGTATTTACAAATGTTGATTTTTCATGATTTGCTATTGATTTAGCTAACATTGTAAATGAACATACATCCCATATTGTTCTATCAGTTAATATATTTTCATGTAATAATTCACTAGAACGTTCAGCTAAAAATACTAACTGACCATTAATAGTTGAATCAGTATTTAAAGGAATACCTAAATCTCTTAAGTATTTGCTACGCTCGGTAGCTAATTTGTATTTTTTGAACTTATCAGTTTTAGATAATGTTTTAACTAACGTTGTTTTACCTGTACTTTGAGTTCCTGTTATTCCAATTCGCATAATTTATTTTTTAAAATATTTTCAATATTATTATAATCTTTATAAGAAATTTCAATACTATTAACATTATTTTCTATCAAATTAAAAGCTTGAATCATATTTTGGATCTTTAGCAGGTGGTATACCTTTTTCTTCACGCTTACGATCTAAAAATTGATCTTTAGTATATTGAAATCCAAATATCCACCATTCTTTTTTCCCGTCTGGATGAATCACAGCTGCATCATCTGAATTATGTAATTTTCCATTCCAAACATAAACAATAGTTCCGTCTGGTTTTTTAAGTCGTCGTGTTGGTTCTAATTTTTGTGCCATATATTTTATTTTTAATAAAGATAGTGAATTAATTGAGGTTAATTAAACTTTCAGCAACATAAATACCATGTGCACCTGATACTGTTATACCGCGAGCACTTAAAGCATCTCCAACAAAGTGTACATTTGGATATTCAGTTAATGCTAAGTTAGTATAATTAACTAACGGTTCAGGACTTAAATATTTTACTTCAGGAATATACATACCCCAATCATCACCCATTTCAGGAAATACTTTTTTCATATCACCAATAAAATCAACAATATTATCAAAATAAGGTTCCATTGCTTGTGTGACTTTAATTAAATCTAACCAATTTATTGGAGTTGCTGATACTGTATTACCTTCAGATGTTAATGCTGGTTGACGTGTATTTCCTGGTGAATAATATAGTCCTGTACCATTTAATTGTAGTTTTTGTACTACATCTCTAGACCATTTAAATGGATCTTCAATACCTTTAATTTCCATCAATATACCAAAGTTAGTCATATCGTTTCTATATTGTTCACCCATTTTCGCATGGCCATTGTATGTAATATCGCCGTATGTTTCCTCCACGGCCACGTAAGCGGCATTATTATTAGTACAAAAGCTACGTAAAGAAACATTTTCATGTTTCTGATATAATTTGAAATCATATGATATGTCTATTAATTTCTGAAAATATTTTTGTGGTGCTTCAAATCGAACACCTATTTGAAC